CCTCGAGGTCCGCATGTACTCGGTCGACCAGCAGTCTGAGGCGAACGCCTACTTTAAAGAGGTTCAGGGAACAGGTACGCTGGTCGAGGATGGGCAGCCCAATCGCACCGCGCCCTTTGACATCATCGGGACATGATGTGTCTCGCGTGATAGGTACATAGCAAGGAGCACGGAGCATGGCGCAATCGGCCTCAGACCTAATTTCGATCACGGTATCGCAGCAGGTTGCCTCGCTGCTTCTTCCCGGCTTTGGGATCCCACTGATCCTTTCCGCTCATACCTTCTTCGCTGACCGCGTTCGCTACTACACCGCGAACCCCGCGGGTCTGGCGCAGATGGTGACCGACGGATTCCCGGTGACCGACCCTGCGTACCTCGCCGCCTCAGCGATCTCCGCGCAAAGCCCGGCGCCCTCTCTGTTCGGGATCGGTAAGCTCCTGAATAAACCCGTCCAGCAGTTCACGGTCACGCCCGGCGCGATCCTGAACAACACTCTCTATCAGTTCAAATTTGACGGCAACACCGTCGCCTTCACCTCTGGCGGTGCGAATACTCTGGCGCTGACTCTCGCGGGTCTGAAGACCGCCTTTGACGCGTTCGCGATGCCCGTGACCAGCGTCAATACCGGGGCAGTGCTAACGCTGACCGCGAACGTGGCCGGCACGTTCCATACGATCCAATCGCTCGACCCGACCGGTCAGCCGACCTCGACGGCACGCGCGAACTTGGGGATCACGCAGACGCAAGCGGACCCGGGCACTGCCGCAGACATGGCCGCGATCATGGCATTCGACAACGCATGGTATCACGTGATCAACCCATGGGACTCGTTGGCGATCGCTACCTCCCTCGCCTCATGGGTCGAGTCGAACAAGAAACTTTACATAGTGAACTCGGTCGATGATACCTGCCTAGGCGCCTCCGCGACGGACATCATGTCGGTCGTAAAGAATGCCGCTTATACGCGAACGGCTGTCCTCTACAAATCCGAGAACGGATCCTTTGCGCAGGCCGCATGGGCCGGGCGCGTCCTCCCGCTAGTCGCTGGCTCTGAGAACTGGGCTTACAAGACTCTGGCTGGTATCCCAGCCGATCAACTCTCTGAGGCCGAGATCAACAATGCCTGCGGCATTCCCACAGCGGGCACGACCGGCAAGCGCGGGTCGGTCTACATCACTGTATACGGAACGAACGTGACCGAGTTCGGGCAAGTGGGCTCTGGCTCCTGGCTCGACATCACTCGCGGTGTGGACGCTCTGATTGTAGACATGGGCGCCAGGATCTTCACGGATCTCTCGGGAGCAAACAAGATCCCATATTCCGACAAAGGTATCACGGTGATCGAGAAGGATGTCCGCGCCTCGCTGACCTTCTTTCAATCCCCTCCGCAGAACTTCCTCGCGGAGCAGCCCCCATTCACCGTGACCGTGCCGAAGGCCGCGAACTTGACCCCAGCTCAGCGCAGCGCGCGTCTGCTCCCCAATGTACTATTCCAAGCGAACCTGGCCGGCGCACTGAACTCCGTGACAGTCCAAGGGACCGTGATCCCTTAATCGAGGTGTGTGAATGTCGACGAAACTGTATGACCCGTTCCAGCTAATCGTGACCTGGGGTCCGAACCTAATCTCCGGCTTCGCCGAGGGAACATTCCTCGAGGTGACCCGCGACGAGCAGGCTTTCCTCAAAAAGGTTGGCGCTGATGGTGAAGTCGCCAGGGCGCGAAATAAGAATAGATCCGGTCAAATCAAAATCACACTGCTCCAGACCAGCCAGTCGAACGACGTATTCGCTGCGGCGCAAAATGCGGACGAGCAGACGGGACTCGGAATCTTTCCTTTCTTGGTTAAAGACTTCTTAGGGACGACTGTACTTGCCGCAGGTAACGCTTGGGTCCAGAAGCAGGCGGATGCCACATTCGGCAAGGAGATCTCCGACCGCGAGTGGATTCTAGACTGCGACCGCCTCTCCGGTGTCGTGGGCGGTGCGTTCCCAGGCCCGTAAGCGCAACCTTTTGCAACCTCGCGCATCTGACCTTGAGAAGGAGTTGTGCGCATGAGAGAGCCTCAAGATAAAGAGATCGATGGTACGGTCTATACGATCCGTCCCCTCGCTGGGATGAAGTCGGTCACGTTCTTGCCGCGTTTAAACAAGATCTTGGGACCCGCGATCGCATCCCTGATCGACGCAAAGGGCGTCACCGGAGAGAATCTCAAGCAAGCGCTGACTGCGCTCGGTGACCGCCTCGACGAGAAGGAGATGGAGGTCATCACGAAGACTCTGCTTGGCGACTGCACGTACCAACCGGGAGACGGGAATAAGGGTGGACTCCTCCTCCCAGTATTCGATCTCGTGTTCCAGGGGCAACCCGAGACGGCCTTCAAGCTGCTCGCGTTCGCCCTGGAGGTTAACTATTCCGGTTTTTTTCCCGTACTGGGTCAGCTCGCCGCGTACAGCGCGGTAAAGGCGTCAGCCTTAACCTCCCCGACGAACTCGCCGAAGAGTGGTACTGCTGGCGCCTGATCTCCGAGCAGTGGGCGACGCTCGAGGAGCTCGAGACGCATTGGAGCCTCGATGATGTGATGCGGGCTAATCTGACGCTGGACGCGATCCTGGACGCTCAGCGGCGCACCTCAGAGCCCAAAGGGGTATAATTTCGGCATGCCGAACATCATTGAAGAGTTAGCAGTAAAGCTCGGGATCGATGCCGACTTTGGGGCGTTCGAGCGCGCAGAAAAGCACATCAATGGGCTTCGCATCGGACTTGGCGCGATCGCTGCAATAGGCGCTGCGGTCGGGACAGCCCTGGCCGCCGTCGTTGAGACCACGGCGCGCACGGCGGTTGAGGCGTTCAGGACATCCCAGAAGATCGGGACCACGGCTGAGGCATATCAAGAGCTTAAATACGCGGGCGATCTTGTCGGGGTGTCGTCTGAGGAGATCACCACGTCATTAGGCCGGCTTGCGCGGTCAGCCTTCGAGGCGGCACACGGCGGAGGGCAAGCGGCTTTCGCCTATCGCCAACTTGGGGTGGGCGTCTACAAGGCCGAGGGAGGGCTGAAGACTTCGGATGAACTTCTCGAAGATGTCGCCTCGCGCTTTGCGACGATGCCGGACGGGATCCGCAAGACGGCGCTCGCTCAGCAGCTTTTCGGGCGTGGCGGAAAGGCGCTGATCCCTCTGCTCAACAAAGGGCGCGATGGGATCGACGAGCTACGACAAGAAGCGCACAAGTACGGGGTAGTGCTTGATCAAGAAACGATCGAGGCGTCGCTGCGCTGGGAGGAGCAACAAAAGCATCTCAAAGCGGCCGTTCTTGGGCTTAAGAATGCACTAGGATCAGCGTTTATCAAGCGCATTACGGACGTAACCGACAAGATCGCTAATTGGATCGCCTCGAATCGCGAGCTGATCAGCTCGGGGATCATGCGCTTTCTAGACGGTGTCGTGGCTCTACTGAAACCGATCGCCATCGCCTTCGATGAGCTGTTCATTAAGACGGGTGCTTGGCTCGCGATGCTGGCCACGGTCGGCGCGTTCTTTGTCGCCGCGAATCTCTGGCTCGTATTCCTCGGCGCAGTTCTCTTCGCGATCGAGGACATCTATGGATTCATGCAAGGCAAGGACTCACTGATTGGTCGAATGTTTCCGCCAGACGCGCTCGAGAAGGTTCGCTCGTTTCTGAACAAGGCCAGCGAGGTAGTTCATTTTCTATTCGGCGGTGGTATGGGTGAAGCGATCGCTGGTGGACTCGAGAAGATCCGAGGTGCTGAGGCGCTCCAGGCAGCGGGTGTCCCGACAATCGTCCAGAAGGCGGCGGTCGAGCCTCAGGGATTCATGCAGAAAGCTTTCGGTGTGCCCGCGTACCAGCAGAGCGAGAACTACATGTCGCAAGGCGGATCGACTATCAACGCGCCGATCACGATCAACGCGGCCGTGGGCATGGATCCGAAGCAGATCGCTGACCGCACGATCGAGGCACTCGAGGAGTACGATCAGCGCAAGCAGCGCGAAGCTTATGGGGCGGTCGCCAGATGAACGTCACGATCAAAGACCAGGATACGGGGACGCTGATCCTCACGCTCGACGCCTCGCTGAGCGAGACGCACGCGCAAGAGGCTGAGGCTACCGACCACCCGGTTGAATCGGGCTCGAACATAACGGATCACGTACGACCTAAGCCACAGATGCTCACGCTCGAGGGACTGATTTCGAACACACCGATCATCAATCCGTTCACGGGCTCGTTCGCGCAGGGTCCATTCTTGCCCGACCAGCCAGGCGCGGCTGAGGCGGCGCACTTCGCGCTTAAGCAGAGGCTGCAGGCAGGCGCGACCCACACCATACAGACAAAGCTCGACACCTATTCGAACATGCTGCTGATCTCCAAGAACGAGCCTAGGAACGCTCAGATTGGCGACGCGCTGCAGTTCACGCTGATTTTTAAAGAGATCAGGATCGTCTTTAACCAGACGGTTACGGTCAAGACGGCTGGACCTCAGCATAAGCCGGGTACCGACAAGGGAAAGAGGGTCGCGACGCCTGCGACCGCGACCGCGACTCAGAAGACGCAAGCCGCCGCAATGTGGGATGCTGCCAAGGCGAAGGTCGCTCCAGTCTTCGGATTCTGATCAATGCCCCTCATCCTTCCGCTCTTGACGGACCTAGGCGTGACGCCGCGCTACCGCTTTCAGTGCGAGCTGGAGGGTGCGACGTACACCTTCGAGCTGATCTACAACGATCGCGACGATGTCTGGTATATCCAGATCGGGGACGGTCAGGCCAACTTCCTCGCGGGCTCGCAGCGCGTGGTCCTCGGGACCTCGCTCTTCGGACGGTACAAGAACACTGCAGGCATGCCCCCGGGAATGTTCGTGTGCGTCGACACCTCCAGTCAATCCTCCGACGCGGGGTTGGCTGACCTAGGATCACGCGTGCAGATCTGGTACTACACGGCGGCGGAAGTCGCGGTCTTTGTCTGATGCCTGCGCTGTTCCAGAGGCGTTGTTCCCTGATCATGGTACCGCCGATCGCGGGGTCGCTCAAGCGTTCAAATGCCTCGACGGGAATTTTGGCTCAAGAGCTTCGAGTCAACTTCAAGATAGAGAAGACGGTCACGAAGGAACCAAACCGCGCGTTGATCCAGATTTTCAATCTCGCGTCATCTACGCGAGCGAAGCTACAGGCGCGTGGGACTCGAGTCTTACTCTCGGCCGGTTACGGTGAAGACCTCTCGCTGCTCTTCGACGGGGACTCAAGGACGATTGACCACGTGCGCGATGGTGCCGACTGGGTCACGAAGATCCAATCAGGGGACGGGGAAAGGCATCAGCGTTATGCGGTGTTTTCCGGCTCTTTTCGTCCAGGTGCCAAAATCAAGGATATCGTGCTACAGCTCGTGAACGCTCTGCAGCTGGATCCGGGCAACGCTGCGGCGCAGCTGACCAATGTCGTCGATCAGTTCGTCTCCGGTTACGCCTCTCATGGCAAGGCGAGCACTGAGCTCGACTCGATTCTCTCCGGGCTCGGGATCGAGTGGTCGATCCAGGACGGGCAGATCCAGCTCCTCGCTCCTGGCGAGGTCACAAAGGACAGCGCCGTCTTAGTAAACCAGCAATCGGGAATGGTCGGATCTCCCGAGCACGGTACGCCTGAGGTGCTCGGTGGGCCTGGCATCCTCCGCGTGAAGTCGCTGCTCAACCCGTTGATTAAGCCCGGGCGTCGGATCAAGGTCGAGTCCGTCTCGACAAACGGATTCTTCCGAGTCGAGAAAGTCTCGCATAGCGGCGATACGCATAAGGGCGACTGGTACTCTACGGTCGAAGCTCGAGCACTGGGAGTCCTCTAATGAGCCAGCAGCAGCGGTCACCGTCATACGGTCAGGTCCTAGACAAGGTGCGCGAGGTCACGATGAGGCAGATTAAGGTAGCCTTCCCGTGCTCAGTCCAGGCATATGACCCGCTGACTCAGACCGTCGACCTCTTGCCC